AGTATTCGCAGTTACTTTCTGACTTCAATGCATTGTCAGCGCAATACACGCAATTCGTGACAGATTACAATGCCACGACAGCACCCACAACGGCTACCACACCAGGCGATTCAACAGCTTCATCTGTCGCAGATTCAACGGCTGAAGAGTTGGCTGAGCCATCAGGTTCCAGCAGCGATATCGCAGCAACCATCACGGTTGAATAACGCCAACAGCTTAACACAGGAGAAGAGCCGATGAAAGGCACAATAAAGCCAGACCACATCCCGGTCAACAAATACAAGCTGTTGGTGCTTGGGTTGCCCGAGATCACTGCCACCGAGATATCTGGACTGGAAGACGAGCTTCAAACAACAGAGCTTCCAGACAGGACAGTGGCCAGCGGCGGGAATCGAGGCCCGACTGAATTCACCATCATGGTCCCAATGCACCACACTGTCGAACAGGCAGCGATGGAAGTTTGGTTCAGGGAGTCACAAGACCCCGTTCTGCCAACGTACAAGAAGGCAGGGACAATCATCCATTACAGCATCAGCGGACAAGTCGACCGTACCTATTCTCTGATTGGCGTTTTCCCGTCGAAGCGTGCAACGCCCGACCTTGAAATGGCCAACGAAGGCGAGATGGCTGCTGTTGAATGGACGTTGAAGGTTGACGACGTTCTACCATTGTAAACAACACATAACACGGCTGGGCCATCACAAGGGTTCCAGAACTGATTGGAGGTGAGCCGTGAAAGAAGCACAAGAACAAGACATCGGCTCTTCGCAAAAGAGCAAAATCACCAAATCATTGCTCAAAGATCTTGGACCCCGGCTCCCGCTCGGGGTCATTGATTCATCGGGCGCGTATGTGAAAGACTTGGCTGTTCGCCCATGGCGCTTGAAAGAAGAGCGTGAGTTGGGGGAGATTCGAGACCAAAACCGAGACGCCAATGTGGCGCAATTCGTTTCAATGGTTTTGGGGACTATGTGCACTCGAATTGGGACGCATGAATTGGAGACAATCAAGCTTCCCGAACGTCGAGTCATCGTTTCACAAATGTTCATGGGCGACGTTTTCTTTGCCTACATCTGGCTGAGAATACAGGCCCTTGGACCAGAGTTGAAGGTTGATCTGACATGCCCGAATTGCTCATCCAAATTCCCGTTCAGTGCAGATCTCGAAACCATCGAGGTGACCAGCGCAGAAACTTTGAGCGATGCGCTATGGGAGTACAAACTGCACCACCCCTTCTCATTGCGCTCACGTCAAATAGAAAGACTCCAACTAGGGCCAGCCAGATGGAACGGGCTGGAGATGATGAGCAACTCAGGGTCACTTAACACGGGTGCAGCAAAAGCCGGAATCATTCGAGCTTCTGTTCATGGCATCCCGGACAAAGACGGCAAGTTCACTTCAACAGCACTAGGCGAGTATGAATTGGATGAGATGTCAAAACGCGACATCGAAGAGATTTCCAACCAAATCGATAAGCACGCGATCGGCGCAAATATGGCCATTGAAGGCAAGTGCACAAAATGCCGTTACTCCTTCAAGATGCCTATTGATTGGGGATATGACGGTTTTTTCGCTGTTTCTGGCCAGTAAGCAGTCGTGAGTCATTACTGGAACAGATTTTCGCACTCACGTATTGCATGGAAGGGATGACATATCGTGATGTCGTGGAAATGGACGGAAAAGACCGCGAATGGTTCTTGACTCGACTGCACAAGCAATTGAAGCGAGAATCCGAGGAGATCAAACGGAGTAGTCGGGGAAAAGGAAGGTGAAGACAAATGGCGCTTGAAGCAATTGGGTTAGGGGGCGTCTTCACCTTCGACAACTCGCAGGCCAACCCACAGATTCGCCAATCTAGAGATGAACTAGGCCGTTTCATCAAGGCATCGGATGGCGTTGCCCCTGCTATGCAGCGAATGGGGCAATCAGTCTCGTCAACCGTAGCGCAGATCAAAGCACAAGTTGCCACGTTGAAGGTTGGGATGAAGTCGGCCGTGGACGGAATGCGCAACGCGGCGATGGGGATGTTGCCGGTGACATTGGCGGTAGGGGTTGGCGTAAAACAATCGGCTGAATTTGAGAAACAGATGAGTGCCGTGGCATCTGTCACCCGAGCCAGCGCAGTTGAAATGGACACGATGAACAAGAAGGCCCTAAACATGGGTATGACTTCTGTGTTCACGTCAACACAAGCTGGCCAAGCAATGGAGGCGATGGGCCGCGCTGGCGCGACCACCTCAGAGATTGTTGACGGTCTCGGCGGTGTCATGAACGCGGCGGCGGCAGACTCGATGCCGTTGGCATCAGCAGCCCAGATTGTAAGTCAAGTTGTTCGCGGCATGGGCATGGAATTCAAAGACTCTGCTCACATTGCTGACGTTCTTGCTCTTGCTTCTGCCACCACCAATACAGACATCACAGCATTGGGCGAGTCGTTTGTGTACGGCGCTTCCCAAGCCCGCGCCATGGGCTTTAAGCTTGAAGAGGTCACAGCAGCGTTCGGCGCCCTAGCTAACGCAGGCCAGCGTGGGTCTCTCGGCGGCACCACTTTCATGAACATGTTGGTGAAGCTGTCGAAGCCTAGCCGAACCGCTGCTGGATTGATGGACAAATGGGGGATATCGTTGGTCAATGCCGATGGATCGATGCGAAAATTAGCTGACATCGTCGAAGACTTTCGCGCCAACATCGAGCAGATCCCGTCAAAAGCACAACAGGCAGCCACGGCAGCTGAAATTTTTGGCTTGAGAGGTGCCCGTGCCTACAACGCACTATCTGCCGCAGGAAAAGACTGGCTGCTGTCACAAGAGACTTTGCTACAGGATGCATCCGAGGGTGTGGGAGCGGCACAGGAAATGGCGGAGAAGCGCCTAGATAACTTCATGGGCTCTTTGACGCTGTTCAAATCTGCTGTTGAGGCGTTTTCAATCGGAATGTTCAGCCCGATGCTGAAAGAATTCACCACCACGACAAAGCAGATCACTGATGGCCTAAGCAGCGTGCTCCAAGCAATGCAAGGGTTGACGGATATCGAGAACAACCTGAATCTAGAGCGACAAAAGAGTGCCGAAATCATCGGGGCGAATTCCGCAGCCATCGCTGTCAATATGGGAGTATCCAAAAAACAGCAGAGCGTGGTGATGAAGTACATGAAGGTGCTCGGCGAAGGCGCAATGGCCGAAGGGGAGTTGACCGGGAAACAAAAAGAGCGCCACGCCCTGGCCACCAAGCGGCTGACAGAAATCATGAGCAGGGAGAAGCTGCGAGGGAATATGACTGTTGATCAGGCCATGAAAATGATCCAATCTGATCAACAATACCAAGCATCACAACTCAAGACCAATGATGTTTATCGTGCACAGATGTTTGAGCGAAAGAAGATGGCCGAGATCGAGAACAAATATGGCCGAACAGCAATGGTAATTGCCCAGGGGCTGAAGGATGCCATCGATGACATCAAGAATGCTTGGCGTGGCGCCGTCGGGTTGGTGAAGAAGTTTGGGGACATGGTGCGCAGCAAACTGGGCGAAGATGGATTGCGAACGCTTGTTCGAGTTGCCACAACGTTTGCGATCATAGCCGCTGCAATGGCGCCGGTAATTCTTGGCCTATTGGCGTTCAGTTGGACCATGGGGAATGTGATCAAAATGGTGATGGCATTCAAGACGATCGCATTTGCCGCTCTTGGATTGGTGAAAAGCGGCATAATAGCCATGGCTACTGCGTTTTGGCCTGTTACTGTCGCACTCGGGTTACTTGCTTTGGCCTTCGTAGCGTTCAGGAAAGACGGCGAAAGCATCGGCGACACACTACGCCGCGCCTTCGGGATGATCAAATCAGCAGCAATCATGGTTTACGACACAGCCATCAAACCATTCATCCAGGGCATTCGTGATGCTTTTATCCCAGTTTGGGAAGAGGTGAAAGTGGTGGCGTTGGGAGTTTGGGATGTATTGAAGGGAACGTTCAACGAAACTTGGCTAGCGATCAAGGCCACGATGTCCGAGATTGCCGCTGAGTTCATGGGAACTGCGCAAGGCGCGGAAATCAACTGGAGGGAATTGGGGCAACAAATCATCGCCATCATCGGGGCCGTTGCGGTGTCGACGATTCAGCTGGTTGGATTCATAACCAACACCGTGATGAAGGTTGTACAATTCCTACTCCCAACGCTGAAAATACCATTCACGTCGATGATCAATTTTTTCAAACTGTTCATCTCAGGATTCCAAGACATCATGAACGGCGATTTCATGAATGGGTTGAACAAGATCGGCATCGCAATCTTTGATACGCTGACAATGCCGTTCCGTGCTGCCATCCGAACCATATTGTCGTTGGTGGAGAAGGTTCCAGGAGCTTCAAAAGTTCTGGGCAGCGGATTCGGGAAAGCTGCGAAGCAATTCGCCGAAGGAGGCTTGGCCAGTTTCACATACCCGTTGATGAAAGCACAGAACAAGGCAATAGGTGCCCCAGATTCAGCGGTTCCAGACAAGCTCGTGCCGCCGGTTGATTTGCTTCAAAAGAAGCTCGAATCGATGAA